GAAGTGGTGCGCGACCACTACGACGATGCGCTGCGCACCCTGCGCGAACTGGCAGACGGCAAGCTGCCGTTGATCGGCTCCGATGGTGCCATCGTGCCGCCAAAGAGCCAGGCCTTCGGGCCCGGCGTGCTGCGCCCCTACAGCCCGTCCGCGGCCTTCGGCAGCGCCTTCGCCCGCGCCTGGCAGCCGTGAAAATCCAAGTCAACGTCGACAGCTCCGCCACGCAACGCGTGCTGCAGCGACTGGGCGAGCGCGCGGCAAACCTCGGGCCGGCCTTCCGCGAGATCGGCGAAGGCGTCAAGAGCGATGCGCAGCTGCGCTTCAAGGACGGCCAAGACCCTTACGGCAAGCCCTGGGCGAAGCTGAAGGCCGCCACCATCGCTGCGCGCCGCAAGGGCAAGGGTGTCGACCAGGACAAGCCGCTGCTGGACACCGGCCGGCTGCGCAACAGCATCGCCAGCCGGCCCGGCCCCAGCGGGGTGCAGGTGGGCAGCAACGCGGCTTATGCCGCCATCCATCAGTTCGGCGGCGCCATCAACTTCGCCCAGCGCAGCCTGCGCGTGCGGCTGCGGCAGGTGAAGATCACCCGCGAAGACGGCACCAGCTACAAGGCCACGCGCTTTGCCAAGGACAGCCACAAGCGCGCCGTCAGCAGATGGGGCACCAGCAAGGGCTCCTGGCTTGTTCGCATCCCTGCGCGGCCTTACTTCGGCGTGCAGGAGCGTGGGCTTCCGCGCGAGTACGGCGAGATCATCCGGGACGCGTTGCAGCGCCACTTCGCCAAGGCGGCAGGGAGTGGCGCTTGATCGACGTGAGCATGGCCGTGCTGCAGCGCCTCATTGCCGTCTGCGGCCCGCAGTTCGCCTTCATCGGCGGCCTGGCCGACTTCGCCGCGCTGGCCGATCTGCCACGCGCCGTGCCGGCCGCCTACGTCATCCCGTTGGACGAGCGCGCCGAGCCCAACGAGGTGTACGGCGCCAGCGTGCAACACCACACCCTGACGCTGGGCGTGGTGCTGATCGTGCGTTACGCGGGCGACGCCACCGGCATGCGCGCCGCGTTGGCCCTGGCTGAGCTGCGCGAGGCTGTGCACGCCGCGCTGGTGGGATGGGCCCCGCCGGGCACGAACGACTTCCTGCAATACCAGGGCGGCACGCTGGCCGAAATGATGGACGGCGGCGCCGTGGCCTGGCGCGACGATTTCACCGCGCAGCGCCGCGTACAGCGGCCCGCGCAGACCTGACACCCTCAAGGAGAGCCCAGCATGCCCATCCAATCCGCATCCGGCCTGGTGCTGGCCGTCCGTCGCGAAGCCAGCTACGGCGTGCTGCCGGCCAACGACGCGCAGGCGCGCGTCATCCCCTACGTGAGCCACAGCTTGGCGCTGTCCAAGAGCGCGATTGCCAGCGAGGAAATCCGCAGCGACTTCCAGCGCGCCACGATGCGCCACGGCAACCGCACGCTGAGCGGCGAGCTGCAGCTGCAGCTGCAGACCGGCACCTACAGCGAGATGATGGCCTCGGCCCTGCGGCGTGAGTTCACGCCCGTAGCCAGCATTACCGGCCTGACCTGCACCGCCAGCACCACCGCGCCTCACTTCACGCGAGCGGCTGGCAGCTGGATCGCAGACGGCCTGCGCGTGGGGATGTGCGTGCGCTTCAGCGGATTCACGGCGGGCGGCTTGTCCAACAACGGGAAGAACTTCACTATCACGGCCCTGACCGCCACGCAGATGACGGTGGCTGAGGCCGTGGCCGCGCGCACGGGCGACATCGCGGTGCAATGCAGCGTGCCCGGCCGCGTCACGTGGATGCCGACAACCGGCCACACCCAGACCAGCTTCGCCGTCGAAGAGTGGAAGCCGGACGTGCCGCGCAGCCACCGGCACCTGGGTCTGCGCGTGAACACCATGCAGGTGGGGCTGCCGCCCAACGCGCGTGCCACGCTCGCCTTCGGCATGCTGGGCCGGGACAGCGCCGTGCAAAGCACGCGCTACTTCACCGGCGCCACGATTCCGCCGGCCAGCGTGATGCAGGTGGGGCACAACGGCGCGCTCATCGTCAACGGCGCGTCGCTGGGCGTGGTGACGGCGCTGCAGATCAACGTCACCAACAACATGGAAGTTGGGCAGACGGTGGGCAGCAACGTCACACCCGATGTCTTCCACGGCCCCATGGAAGTGACAGGCAGCTTCACGTTGTACGAGGAAAGCGGCGCCTTCTATGACGTGTTCGACCAGGAGAGCGAGATCTCGCTCATGGCACGCGTCACCGACGACACCAGCGTCAACAGCGGGTTCCTGCAGCTCGCGCTGCCGCGCATCAAGCTGGCCGGTGGCAGCTACAGCACCAGCAACCAGAGCCGGCTGCAGTCTTTCGACTTCACCGCTTTGCTGCACCCCGGCACTGCTGGCAACGAGGCCACCACGATGCTGCTGCAGGACAGCAGCCTGACCTGAGCACCGGCCGGGCGCGCTTCTCCCTTCGTCGTGGTTGGGAGGGTGTGCTCGGCGCGGGCATCTGCTACCCCAACCACGAGCGAACATGAACCGCCAGCACACGCCCAAGATCACAGACGCCAGCGAGGCTGGCTACACCTTCGAGCCCAGCTACCCGGACGGCAGCGGCATCGAGGCCACCATCACAGTCCGCGGGCCGGACAGCGACAAAGTGCGCGCCATGGTGCGCCAGCAGCTCGCTCAGGCTGCCATGCGCGAGCAGAACGCCAAGAAGCGCGGCCGTGAGGCCGAACCGCCGAGCCTGGACGAGCTCGAGGCCCAGCTGGTGGAGATGGCCGTGACATACACGATCACCTGGGCGGGCTTCAGCGATGGGGACAAGACCCTGGAGCCGACGGAGGCCAACTTCCGGCTGATCTACACCGAGTACCCGTGGATCCGCCGGCAGGTCATCGAAGAGGCCCAAGACCTGGGAAACTTCGTCAAGCGGCCGTTGCCCAGCTCCTCGAGCACGCCCGCGCCGAGTTCCGCCTCGACCTGACGCTGGAGGGCGAATGCAGCCTTCGGCAGCAGCTGGAGCAGGTGCAAGCGGCCACCGGCACGCAGCCGGCGGAGCTGCGCACGCCCGCGCCGCCGGCCGGCCTGGGCTACCTGCTGCTGCTGTTCACCGAGCTGTCCGCGGCGCGCTGCGCTGGGCTCTCGGAGCCCATGCCGCTGAGCTGGGGCGAGATGCAGGCCTGGAGCGCCCTGACGCGCACGCCGTTGTCAAGTTGGGAGGCGCGGGTGCTGCGCCTGCTGGATGCCACCTGGCTGGCCGCATGGCGGCAGGGGCAGCCCAAGGATCGGTGAACTACTCGCCCAGCAGCCGCAAAAGCGCGGCGCCTGCAGCCAGCATGACGGCCGGCCAGGTCCACCAGGGCAGCCAGGCGTATGCCAACAGCACAGCGAACACCAGCGCCAGCCCGCCGAAGCCCAATCTCAAGCCCAGCCGCAGGCCGGATCGCACCCCGAGTTCGACGTCGTCCATGAAGCGACTGTACACGCGGCAGGGGGCGCCGTGACCTTCAACGTCGATGTCCGAATCCAGGCCGCTGGCGCGCAGGCTGCCAAGCGCGAGATCGACCAGGTGGGCCAGTCCATCGTCGGTGTCGGGCAGGCCAGCCAGCAGGCAGACGTGGGCGCCAACCGCCTGGCCGCCGGGCTCGGGCGCATCGCGCATTACGGCGTGGCTGGTGGCGCGCTGGCGGCCCTGCTGGGTGGCGTCAAGGGTATTGGCAGCGCGCTGTTCAGCGCCAGCGTCGAGGCAGAGCGTCTGCGCATGGGCCTGAACTTCGCTACGGGCAACGTCTCGTCTGACCTGCAGTTCCTGCGCGACCTCACGGGGCGTCTCGGCATCAACTTCGCGTCTGCGTCGCGGGCGTACATGGGGTTCGCGGCGGCGGCGAAGCAAACGGCCCTGGAGGGCGAAGGTGCTCGCGAGGTCTTCGAGGCGGTCAGCAAAGCCAGCGCCGTCATGGGGCTGAGCGCTGGGCAGACCGAGGGCGCGCTGCTGGCCCTGCAGCAGATGGTCAGCAAAGGCACCGTGCAGGCGGAAGAACTGCGC